TCACCTGTTGGCCCGCTAGTTGGAGTTGAATATATCCCAACACCTTGGGGAGTCATATACTGCCATGTTGGTGAGACAGTGTTAGAGAAGGACGCCTGCCCCATGTGCTTAACTATCCCAGTAGAACTTACAGTCGGTTCTGTTCTTTTGACTTCCATACAGGTAATGTGACCCATGTATCCGTACCCAGACCATTTCATTGAAACACACACTTGATCGTTAGCAGGGTAATGTTGACGCTCAAAGTACCTCTGACAAGCCGAAAGTTCTTCTGCGTATGATCGGTGTTCAAAATCTGTAGCAGTGTCGCCAAGTTCTAGTTGAACTCCTGCTACTTCAAAGTATGAATTCAGTGTTGCTGGGCCAAATACAAATTCTAAACTTAATTTATTCCCTGCTCCAGTTGTCTTACCAGAAGTTGAAGTCACATCAAATGTATGTGTGAAATATTTCCATGATGTTGTAAGATCAATTGTTCCACTAGCATGCTCAACAGTCGAAGAACCACCACTTCCAAAAACTTGGTATAATTTTAGGACACAATCATCTCCTTGTTCTGTTCTTCCCCAAAAAGAAACAGTAACCTTTTGTCCATTGCCTGTATTAACATTATCTATGTGTTGGGTTAAAGTTTTTGTTTGAGCAGCACCAGTTCCTAACCAATCAAATTTCAAATAGTGACGCAAGTTTCTATCAACATCTGAGTGTCCATTCGCAAATGTTTGTTGAACAAAATTTACGGTACTACTAGTTGAAATATAAGCACGCCATCTATCGACACCTACATAACCAGCATTAGTACCTACACCACTACCATCGCCTCTCTGATTAACTTGAAAGTCGCCATTGATTAAAAGATTTCTACGTCCAAAGTTTTGAACTAGACTTGGATTTACTTTACTAAGTGCCATTTTTATTCCTCATCAGCATCTTTAATTGTTAAAGTACCATCAGACACTTGTTTTAGAATTTCTGCATAATCAGAATTGTCTACGTCCATTGGAATACTCCATTCCTTACCATTAATTTTACAAAAAATAGTCTGATTTACTTTATCTTCATTTTTTATATACTGTGCATCTGTAATTATTTTCATAATATATCTCCCTTAAAGTTCAGCACTAAAATCAATTCGATTTGTAGGCCCAGTACCGACTGACATTCTATAATACGCATCACCATGTGAACCTAACGACCCACCATAAGTTCCACTGGATGGCCATCGACACACTCTAAAACCAGTATTAGATATACCGTCAATGACGTTTGGTCTTTGACTCACAGAAACTTGTGGTCTACCAATAGTTACTAATCCAACTATACTTGCTGCTGGAGCAGATCTCATTTTTTTTGTAAAAACTCCATCCAAGTACAAACTATAGTTAACTGCGTGTTCATTAGTTCCTTGCCAGTTTCGGTTTGAATAAGTTTGAAAATAGCGTTCACAAAGGTCAAGTTCTTCACCATATGATCGGTGTTCGAAATCTGTAGCTGCATCGCCAATTTCTACCTGTACTCCTGTTATATAGAAGTCATGGGAAGTGTTTGTACCAAACAATGTACCATTACCTTGTAAGACAGAAGTGTTATGTGTTGATCGAGCTCTCCAGACACCATCTGTTTGAGAACCACCAGTATAATCAGTTCCACCACCAAACCAAATATCTAAGCTTAATCCCAGATTAATGTCAGCCCCAGTGAATGTACTTCCAGTATCTCCATCATAAGTTAGAACAACCTTTTGCCATGTGTTAGCAGAAGAGATAGTAAATGTCTTTATAATATTTCTTTGTGCAGAATCATGTGTTACAAGCAATGCTGTAAATGTTCCTGTATAACTAGCACGAGTCCAAAATGACACTGTTAATTTCTTTGCACTAGAAGTTCCGTATGCTAGTCTTGCACAATCTTGAATTTCAAATGGCGAACATCTTAACATAGTGGCAGTACCAGCAGTAGAATAATTTCCGGCAGTTGTACAATCAATTTTTAGACTTTTTTCGAATCCTTCACCAGATGGAACGGTTGTAGTTGTAGATAATGTATATGTACCACCATTAGTTCCTGTAGAAAAACTAAACCTATCTGCTGTTAGATTGCTGCCACTCGTAATACCTGTTGCGGAGGTGCCGTATTGTGATACTTGCATGGCGCCATTAATTATCATATTTCTGCGCCCAAGGTTTTGTGATACCTTGGCAGGCGTCACCGCATTGTCTGGGATACTTCTTGTATTTAATTTAATCAACGCCATTTGTTAATTTCCTAAGTTTCTATATATTTTATGCATCTTCTAATGTTTTCACACGAGTTTTTAAGGTTTCAATTTCTGCAAGAGCTTCTTGCAGAGAAGCGACTAGTAGAGGCACAAGTTTGCTTTGATCTATGCCTTGATATGAGTCAACTGTTCTTTTTCCCATAACAGCTGGAACTTCTTCTTTTAATACTTTTCCATCTTCATCACGAACTTCTAGAACAGCTTCAGTTTTAATATACTCTTCTTCTTTTGTTGCATCTTTTTCTCCAACAACTGCTTCTGGAACAATTGACTGTACTTCATGCGCTAAGAATCCATCTACTAGAGTATTAGTTTCATCATTAATAAAGTTAAATCTCTTAGGATTTAATTGATTCAATCTATCAGATGCATTTTCTAAATCTTTTACATTTTCTTTAAGCCGATAATCTGAAGATGTAGCATATGTTGTATTACTACCATTAGAATAAATATTACCAACTTCTGTAGTACCACTGCCAGTCCTAAAATTCAGAAAATAGTAATTAGAGTTTGATGATTTCAGTGCATGAATTCCAATGCCATTTTTGTCTACATCAGTTTTAATGTTTACAGCCGAATTATTGTAAGTTGCGGCACTGTTAAAATATGCCCTTCTCGTTCCACTATCAACTCTAAAATATGTGGCAGTGCCTGCATGGTCTGTTACTTGGAATAGAGGGTATCCGTTAGCACCACTGCTAGCATCTTGTACATGAACACCATAAGGTGTGGCAGTAGTAGTATTTTTGAATTTAGCAACAAAATTACCACCACCAGCTGTTTCTACATGTAAAGGCGTTGTAGGTGTCATATGTTGAATACCGACTTTACCACTTATAATGGCAACTCTATCCGTATTTTGTGTACCAAGATACAAGTTATTATTTGATCTAACATATCCATTAGTACCCTGCTGTATAGTAAAAGAGTTTGACGAATTGCTTCCAGTACCATTAACTATAAAATCATCTTTAGATGTTAGGTTAGTCACATCCAACGTAGTAGCAGAAAGATTTGTATCAAGTTTTGCACTTGTTACTGTACCATCACTTGGAGTTCCAATATCTAGAACGTCACCAAGTGCCATGATAAAGTCGATACTATCAGAACTTGTTAGAGCAGAGTCGAATACGATTGTCGAACCACTTACTGTGAATGAATCTTGTGGAGCCTGCATGACACCGTTCAGAGAAACCAATAGATGATTTGCACTTGTTGGATAGTATGCACTACTATCTAAAGTTAGATTATACGTTGCAGTAGCAGACGCAGTAATAGCGTCTAACTTAGAGTATGCACCTACTTCTGGTTGTTTTCCTATAAATGGCATTTAATTATTTCCCATATCTTTTATAATACTATTTAGTCTGATTCAATCCAAGAGGTTTTGTCCTCGTCCCAATCATAATCTTTTCCGTCAGTTGGATATGCTTTGGGTGCAACGTAAATACATTTGTCTTCATCTAAAGTCCAACTTGGATATGGTTTTTGAGGAATAAATGCATCTCTAGTTGAATCATATGTACCACCAATTATGGCATAGTTTTTTCTTAAAGGAGTACCACCATCTGAATGTACACCTTCTTTTGTATTATATGAAGTTTGAATCCATTCGCCTGGAGAGTCATCAATAAAAGTATCCATAAACTCTTGTTCTGCTACTATAATATTTTCTACTATTCCATTAAGTACTTTTGCAAAATGTGCCATAATAATCTCCTACGTTTGATACCTAATAATAACGACACCAGAACCACCGTTAGCACCAACAAATGGTGTACCGCCGTTACGACCACCACCGCCGCCTCCACCGCCTCTATTTGCGGCTCCTGCTGTAGCTACGGTTGAATTATCTACACCACCATTACCACCACCACTAGCACCAGTACCACCAGCTCCTCCATCACGACTTCCACCACCGCCGCCTCCAGCGTATGCGACTGAACTTCCACTGTATGCGAGTGTTAAACCGCCACCGCCATCGCCACCTTCTGTTGCTCCGTCTGTTCCACCAGCTTCACCAACGGCACCTTTGCCGCCGCCTCCACCGCCTCCAGAAGAACCAAAAGAAGTACCACCAGCATTACCTTGACCAGAAGTTCCAGAACCAGGCCCTTGCCCGTCTGAACCACCGCCTCCAGAGCCGCCAGCGCCTCCTGTTTTTGCTTCACCACCACCGTAACCACCACCAGTACAAGTTTGGATTGAGCCAAAAGAAGTGTTTCCACCTACTACTCCATTAGCAGTGTCACTAGTAGCACCAGCACCACCAGCACCGATTGTGACTGTGTGAGCTCCTGCTGTTATGGTTTGGTTGGTTGCGTTGACCATTCCACCGCCGCCACCGCCACCAGCTCTTCTAGAACCACCGCCGCCGCCACCAGCGACAACTAGATAATCTACACCAGTTAAATTACCACCATCAATCAAGAAAGTTCCAGATGATGTGAATGTATGAATAGTATAACCACCAGAGGTTGTTTTTGTACCTCCACTTATGGTAATAACATTAGATAACGCTCTCCATTGACCATCTCTATATTCTTCTGAGAGGTCAAGAGTTGAATTATATCTAATCATTCCATCTGCTGGACTGCTTGGACGTTGTGCAGTTGTTCCCTTTGGTATTTGTATATATCCTGTAGAAGCATTTGCTTTATCAGATATTGCATCAGCTGTGATGTCTGCCTTTGCATCTGTTACTGCATCGGCAGCAATCTTTGCAGTTGTTACTGCATTAGAAGCAAGTTTAGCTGCTGTAATAGAACCAGATGCAACATCTCCAGCAGCCAATGTAGTGTCTGTATTTAAGAGTTCTGCTAGGTTTTTTGAGTTACTTGGCATTAGATTTGATACCTCACTGTGATTTCAGATGCGTTAATTGGTGTGAATGTTGTTGTTAAAACAATACCACTGATAGAATAGTCTGTGGAAGGTTTAAGTGCTATACCGTTATAAAAAACAAAAGCACTATTAGTTGTTGCACCAGATGTACTTAAATTAAATGTTGTCGCAGAACCGTTTCCAGTAAATGCATCATATTGATAGTCTGTACTTCTACGAACTACTCCACGAATACCAAAATGTTTTGCCTCAATCTCTGCACTAGCATCTGGTGCAGAAGTAAATGTGAGTGTTGTACCACTTATTGAATAGTTTGATGAAGACTTCTGTAGGATACCATCAACAAATACTAAAACTGAGTTTGCATTTGGTGGTGTCTCTGACAGAGTGAATGCAGTAGCTGAACCATTACCTGTGAATACATCATTGGTAAAAGACTTTAAGTTTGCTGCAAGTTCATCTGCACCGACTGAACCTGTAGGTGGTTTCATTTGGAATCCACCAATACCTCTATGAACAACATAGATTATAGAACTAGAAGCAGGAGCTCCTGCAAGTTTCAAAATCTTTGGTTCACCATTTGCATCCTGTTGAATAGTATATGCAGATGTTGCTTGTTGAATTACGTTATTAATTACAACGAGTATATTTTCTCCGTTTCCGCCCGGCACTTGTTGTGACAAGGTAGTAGAGTTTGTGTGTGTAGTAGAACCTACTGTTACGTTTCCAAAATTTGAATCAGTAAAATCTTCCTGCTGAAAAGCGGGAGATACTTGATTCACAAATGGAGTGCCGATGTAGTTAGACATTATCTACCCCTCTTATGCTACGTCTTCTAGAACTGATGCAATAACGTCCACAGTATTTGCAGTAGCATAAACCTGTACTTTATCATTACCATTCAAAACAATCTTCTGTCCAGAAACAACCTTCAAAGAAGATCCAACTGGAACTGGAGCGTTTTTAACTAGATGAAATGATGCACTACCACTACTATCTCTAATCACAACAGAAATCTGAACAGCAGATACACCTGTGTTTGCGATATCAAGTTCAATTAGAATGGAGTTACAGGCAGAACCATTGTTTGCTGTATATACATCTGTAGGTGAACTGCCATTAGTACTGACACTCGTTGCAAATGCATTCTTAAAGTTATTAGCCATTTATTATTTTCCTTTAATCTCTATTATTTATAAGTCTTAACCAAGTGCAATCGCAAGAGCAATTCCAAAACCTTCAGTAGCTATTTTACCACCAACATTCGGAAATGTCAAGGTTGTTGTATTAGAAATAAGTTCTAATTCACCTGTCCCTGTGTGACTTACTACTGATTTTGTTCCATCATGGTACAGTTGGAGATCGTCATGTGTACCCATTAAAATTCTTTCAGAAGCTACGCCCGAAGAGTCATCAAAATCAATAACCGTAGGGAACATTACAGAAGATAGAGCGCTTTCAAGTTGAACAACTGCCCCAACAACATCTGTTACGTTCTGTCCATTTACAGTAGAAGGAAGAGAGGTAACATCACCAACATCTGATGCCAGTTCATTAAACTCTACTCTCCACTCTTCTAAAGTAAATGATGAAGGTGCGTTTCTATCTGCCATTATTCTTTATCCACTAGTTTTAGAAGCAAGGACTTAATTTCATGCATCTCACTCTTTAAGTTATTTATATCCCTTACTGCATCTCTCATATCATCTTTTTGCTGTTTAGCATTTCTTGATCTTGTAATTGCAGCTTCGTATGCATATACGTCTGTATTAATAATTGCACGAGAATATGTATCTCTTACAAGTTTAGGGTGTTCTTCTACTTTGATATATTCTGTCATGTTATGTCGCCAATGCAATTGCTCGTAAGTCTTTACAGCGTGGAACTTCTGCTGAGTTTGTTCCTTGCAGTCTAATCTTGATAGCAAAGGAAATAAATTCACCAATATCATCAGCAGTATATACTCTTTCAATAAAATCATCTGGATTTATTGAATCATTAACTGCAACATCTGGCGAACCATCTGTGTTGAAATATTGCCAACCAATCTCATCAAAGTCTGACGCATCATCAGAACGAAGTATCTTGAACATTACTTGAATTTCAGAACTTTGAAACTTAGCAGCATCCAAGTAACACTTGATTGAGTTTGCTGGATTCTTTAACTGTGCCTTACGAGTAATATACACACACTCATTACTGTCACCATCTGGAGCAGTTGGTGGAGTATATTCTGTTGTTGGATATACAGCAGCAGCAGAATCAACATTGTCCAATCTGTTTGCAACTGTCACGATTGATCTCTTCTCCAAGTCAATGATTGGAGATAGATTATCCTTTTGAGATTGCATAGTGAATGTCAATTCCATTGACTTCTCACCACTCATTTCATTTGTCTCGTTAATCTGAGATGCAACAAGTCTTGGTTTATCAAAAACATAGTTGTCATTGATAGGAATAGTCTCTGACTGTGATACCGACTGTTTAACAAAAGAAGTCTCTGTACCACTTGGTGAAGTACCACTTGTAGTTCTTATCTTAGCGGTTAGAGATGTGTCTGGACTTTCGATAGTAGAGAACAATGCCTGCATCTGATCCATCTGAGCATTTTCAGAAACAATACCAGAACTACCACCAAAACTTCCATCAGCGTTTGGTGTAGATGTAATTGGAATAGTGTAACTATCAATCTCAACATCGTTGATATTTGTATGCGTCTTATTAATCTCTGTCAGAGGAATATTATTGACACTATATCTTTCTACAGTAATACCAGTTACATGTGCGATTGCAGTTCCCTCTACTCCACGAGTGATACTTTCAACAATCTTAGCATCCGATCCATTAGTTGTTCCTGTAACAACTTCTGTTACTGGATCACCTTCTGCATCTGTAGAGAATAGTTTTAGAGTAACAGCAGTACTTGTTCCTACACCAGTTAATGTGGATGCAAGAGTTAAAGTTGTTGCAGAGTTTGTTATTGCACCATTCAGTGTAGATGTTACACCAGAAGTTATACCACTAATAGTGACATTATTCTTTGTGTCATCATACATGTGATGGTCTCTATGTAGAACCTTAACCTTTGTGACACCATTATATGATCTGATAGGATCAGTTTCTAAATCAGTAGTTTCCACGGCATCATTTACAAATTTAACTGTACCAGTTTTTGTTGTATCAAATTTAGCACGATAGATTTTGAATTTCAAATCTTCCATATCGTATGCTGTCCATGTAGAGTTGTTCTGTGACTTAAATAGAACACCCAAGTATGGTTGTTCAGATACAAGCCTCTTACCACCAACATCCTTTTCACCCATTCGTGAAATCCACACGAGGTAATCTGGCGAATCTGTTTGCAGAACAATTGCAACCTCTACACCATTCTTAACATACACTGGTTCGTCAAAAGTAAATGTTGTTGCAGCAGTAGCATCACTTGATACCACACACTCTTCAGGCAACAAAGTCTTACTTGCAAAAGGCAGAACTTTAGTTGTAGGATAACCAGTATTCATTTCACGAATCTGACATGTAACTGGAATATTATCATCCACTTGTGAGAAGAATACATCAATCTTTGTGATGTACTCACCACCCTCAACTTGAGGCATAAACGATTGAGCAACTGGATCCCACCAACCAACAATCTCATCTCTTGTTTCAGTATTACTTGTTGTTCTTGTTTGGTTTACATTTCTTGTGACAACTCTTGCATTACGAGTTCTAACAATAGTTTCTCTTACACTTCTGATTTCACCAGTAGCAGTATAAGTTGCCTGTGCAAAAGTTTCTGGTTCTGGACTCTTAGTATTAGTAGGTGAAGATGTAAGTCTAAACACTCTCTCACCAGTTCTGAACCTTGGATTGTTTGCCATTCTAGCATCTGGAATTGCAAAGTAACCTTCAACAGAACCAGCTGCGTCTGTAACCAAAGAGGTTTCGTCTGCACGAAGATAATCATATCTCTTCAGTCTACCACTAGAAGGCAACAATGTTTTCGCACCATCAATTACTTTAATTGTAATCTCACACTGTTTATCTGCATTAGAATATCTTGATGTATTAAAGAATGCAAAACTGTTTGTACTAGAGTCAATTGCCCTACCAATATTAGTAAATCTTTTTGAACTTTCAATTTGATAAAGACTTCTAGGAATTAGAGTTCCATCTTGGTCGTAAACACGAACATCATATAATCTATCATCTGTTCCAAGAGCATTGTTTGTATCCGTAAAGAAACCTCTAATTGAAACTTCACCAGATGAATCTGGAACTAATGTCAATCCAGAATTAGTAACAACTGATCTTGTAGAACCTGGCAATTGTTGTGTATTAATATCATCAAATCCTGTTGTTCCATCATTACGATACATAGTAGTAGCAATCAATGGATCTGATCCAATTTTATGATAGTCAAATTCAATCTTAGAAATACTACTCCAAGAACCAACTAATGAAGTTACGAGGTCTGATACGACACCCTTAACACCACCACCAGTAGGGAACACATACTTAGCAACACTTCTTTTGTCAAAGAATGGATAAACCTGAGTTAAAGGTTTCATTCCTGTTACTTCAAAGTGTACGTTTCTTGCACGAATGAATGGAACGATTGCACGAGATACAACTCTGTCACCTCTAGACTCTTGACTAATTCTAGGAACAACTGAAGTAGTAATACCACTTCTTGTACTATTTGTTGTAGTAGTTGATGTAGTTCTTTCAATGATAGGACGGAATGGAACTCTAGGTTGAGCACGAGCCCAAGATCTTTCTCTGAATCTTGTACTACTTGTTGCAGTAACACCACTCCATTGAGTCTGCCATGCATTCCAAACTGTACCAATTGCGTTTCTATTTGCAGCAAGAACTGAATCAAAGTTACCTTCTCTATTGACAATAATGTCTGGAAGTCTTCTTGTTTCAAACCACTCATCACCTTCTGGTGTAAGTCTCATATCACCAGCCCATGAGAAGTTTAATACAGGGTTAAGGTTTTCTACACGAGTAGCGTATGGTTGTTCAGCAGTAACTTTATGTTCGTATGGAAGAGTAAGAATAGAACCAGTTTTCTGATAATTACTAGAAGCACGATCAGTCTCATTAGTATTATCTTCGTTCATCAATACGTTCTTCATAAAGTATTTTGGACGCAACTCACCAGCAGACATGTCTACTGCAACACGATAGTCTGGATGTTTAACATCACCAGTTGCGTGTCCAGCAAAGTTATCTACAAGGAAACCAGACTTAAATCTATCAAGTCCGTTTGCATCTTGTATCTGTAATGACTCTGCATCCTTTTCCAAAAGGTTAAGTACAGTATAATATTCCATATTGTCAATACGACTTTCCAACTTAGCAATGTCAGACATTGAATATTTTGGACTATCTTTTATTAACAATTGTGCATCGTCTAAGCTTATAATATAAGCATTTAGAGCGAGTTCTGCAATCAACATAGCTTCTTGGATAACTGGAGGGTCAGATGGATTCTCAGAAGGAGTACCTTTCGATACAATAAATTGTCCATTAGAAGTGAGATATAATGCATCTATTCTTGGAAGATAAAATTCAAAATCATATCCGAAATTTGAACCATCCTTTGGAATGTTTGTTACAGACCCACCACTACCTTCAAAATCCCTTGACTCAAAAGTAAATGACAGACTTGTAACTTTACCAGCAGAATATATTTGAGCGGGGTCTGTAAGAGTTACATTTGTAGCAGATATTGTTGCATCAGCAACACGAGGCCTAAAGTCAACTGTGTCACGCAAGTCGTATTCACCACTTGGTTCTGCAACCTCTGGGTCAACACGAGTAGCAGAGTATGTTGGAATTTCTTTATATGGAATAGTAGAGTATGAATCTACAGTAAAGAAATCGCCTGTACTGTGAGTGAAGTAATCAAACACAACCAGCAACTTACCTACAGGAGCTGGAATATTTCCTTTCCTTACAAGTCTACCTATATCATAAAAGTTATCTCTCTGTCCACTGTCTAAAGTAAAGTTATTAGTTACTAACTTGTCACCAGCAGAGAATGTTTCTAGAGTAGCAGTTTCACCACTCTCTAGTCCTAAAATTTGTTCGTTAGCATCAAAGACTGCATCTCTGATAGGAACGAAAGTCATTGGAGATTGTGGATTAATCACGAATGCTTTAGCGCCTGAAGTTTGTCCAGTAACAATCTCACCTTGAAGGAACACACCAGTTGAACCAGTAAGAGTCCATTGAGGAAGTCTTGGGTTGGTTGAACTACTTGGTGATTCGAATACCGCCTGAAGTTTATGTATGTCTGCATAACCAAGAGAAATTTCGTGATCGTGTGCAGAAGTACCAAATGCTGCGCCGCCTCCAACACCATCATTGTCTACGATAGTCATAGACATTCTGTTTCTAACCTTAGTTTTTTCTACAGCAGCAGTCTTAGTTAATGTAGCAATAAGTCTTACAGTTGCAGCGTTACCTAAAAGAGAAGTCGAAGTAATTGTTAAAGATGTACTAGCGTTGCTAACTGTAACATTACTAGAGTTGAGGTTAATGATATCACCAACAGCAGCAGAACCACCACCAGCGGCAGTTACAACTAGAATATAATCTTCATTGTCAACAGAATTAAATGTTTCGTTTGCGCCTGTTGTTGTAAATGTAACAACACCAGAACTTGAAGTTGTACCCACAAAAGACTTACGAATTGTAACTGATGAATCTGTAACAAAATTGTTAGCAGTTGTCTTTAGTGTTTTGATTGTATTCTTCTGTAGTTTTCTAAGAAGTACGTTCTTATTTTGATCTACAAGTTTAGCCCTAAGTCTTTTCATCTGAACAGATGTTACAGCTGTAGTAACATCAGAACTTAAATCTAAAGTCTGTCCAGATATAGAATCAACTCTTCTAGTTTGTAAAGCACCGTTAGTACCAGTAGGAAGAGAAACAATATCACCAACTCTTACATCATTTGCAAAGTCTGATTGGAAACCACCAACAGCATCTTTGTCTCCATTAGCAATAGTAATAGTACCATTGACTGTAAATGAATCGTTAAGAACCAAATCAGCAGTAAAGTCTTGAGCAGAACCAGCAGTACTGTCCATGTAAACTTGTTTTACTGCATCAAAGTTAAAACTTGAAATAGCAGATACAGTAACATCGGCATTACCAGATGTTTCCATAAATTCATCAGCAACACTAGAAGATGTTGAAATCAACTTCTCGCCAGTTTGGAAAACACCAACAACTGTTGTGAGAACAAGTGATGTACCAGTACTATCACTATGTACAAATCCATATGCACCAGAGTTTGCACCAGTTACCTTTGCACCTGTAATCATACCACCAGCTGCACCGCCGGCAGGAGTTCCACTCATTGTAATCTTTGTGAACATTCTCAAATCAAACATATAAAGTTTGAACTGAGCAGATGCGTTCATTACACCAACACTAGTTCCAGTTTGATTTGCATGGTGTTCCATAGCACGAACACGTGCTACACCAATCTTCGTTCCATTTGATGAACCACCACTTGAATTTTGTGTATCAAATAATTGAATGTCACGATATGGTTTCCCGATTGAACCTGAGATTTCTGGAGTGACTTCTGGTTGTCCATGAACATTTTCAATCAAAGCAAAGTTACCAACCTCAACAGGAGTAACGGCACCATTGAAAGAATTAAAGGTTCTTGGTTTTTCTACGTCAACATATGTTGGAACAATTGTTTCAATTTCATAACCACGAACATATGCTTTGCCTGGCGATATTTGTGTTGTCAAAAAATCATCAGATGCAGTATTGCCACTGTCTGTAGTTTCGCCTGTAGAATATACACCATCATTTAATCCATCATCCAAGGTTTCTAACTTTTCAACATCGAATTTGTTTATGGTGAAGTCACCATATAGATCATAAGTTCTTCTTGCGAGAGTATCGCCGAGAACTGAGTATTCTGTATTTCTAACTTTCTCTTGTACAACACCTGTATCAGTTCTAAGAAGTTCGATGAAGTTCTCATCTTCTACAGAATCTAAAGTAAGTTTTGCAAGTGTCAAAGAAATCTTTAGACGGTGTGCGCCTTTAGCGTTTACGTTTGAAGAACCTTGTGCATTATCCAAAAGAGAAGTATCTTCTTCTGGAGTTTCCAAAGTTTCAGTTACCGTCAAACCAACACGATAAGATGGTGTGTTTGTATACTTGTCTAGGATAATTCTTTGTTCTGATACCTTAACAAAATGTCCACGAACAAAGTAAACACCTTCTTGGATGTTCGCAGAAGAACCAGTTGCAGTTGCGTCTGTTGCTTGAAGTTGTGCAGAATCAATACCAGCGCCAAATGCACCAACGATTCCATCAGCAGAAATCTTTTCTCCGTTTTGGAATACGACTGTAGTGTTGTCTGAACCTGTTGCAACGTATTTTACATATAGCGTAATTGGATCAGTTGTAGTTGCTGCGACTGCTTGAACAACCTCTGCGACAACACCACTAGCTGAACCAGTAATTTTCTTTCCAACAAAATCTTGAATGTATGTGGAGATTTCTGTTGTCTCCAAAAGTCCCTGTAGTTTAACTGCATAGTATTCATTAGTAAAACCAGTTGCGCCAGGGATGACAACTGTTCCTTCTTTGAACATATGTCTACCATGTCTCTCAACTTGGTTTTGTAAAATTGTTTGAAGTGCAGTTAACTCTCTCGCTTGGATTGAGAACCCAGGCCGAAAGAGTACCCTATGAAAGTTTTTGTCTTCTGCAAAATCATCATAATACGGGGCTACATTAAGATTTGTATTTTCCATTGTTTAGAATTCCACTACGATTTTAATATCTTCTGTTTGGTCAGACGCACGAGAGATTGGGCGTCTATTCTCTATATAGATAACCTTCCCACTGTCTGGTTGTAGTTCTGGATTTGCATATGAACTTGCAGTACCAACAGCACCACTAGTGCCACCTGTAATAACATTAGAACCACTAAATGCAATAACATTTCCGTTTGCAGCGATACCATAGTTTGCATATCTTTCCTGTTGATAATAGATAATATTGTTTGAAGCATCAAACTCAACAACCTTACCTATTGCACCAGTTGTTGACTGAGTAATCTTTTCATCAATCTCATATGGTTTAGTTGGCGCACCTGTAAGTGTAACACTAAATGTTTGTCTCGCTGTAGAAGCAGTAGAAACTGTTGTTGTACCAAAGTTAAATGGGTCTTTGATGATACCAACTTCTCTAAAGTCATTTGCGATTGTAAAATCTGAACCTTCATTCTGTTCTAGTTTGATATTAGTCATCACAAAGTGAGCACCAAGTTCATGTACTGCATCTTTACCATGTCCACCCTTTGGTGAAATAATTGGTTCTACTTTACCACCAGAACCAGAACCGATATTTGCAGCTGTGGTTAATCCTGTGTTACTGAAAACATTTCCTAAATCTACAGTAGCAAATCTATATCCTGTTCCGCCCGCATATATGTTAGTTCCAGCCGAACCTTGTTTTACAATAGAGTTTCCAGATACTACAATCTTGACGATACCATTTGCACCATCTCCATCTATTGGGGAATAATAAGTTCCATCTGTATATCCAGAACCAGCGGTTGTTCTTACAACATCCAAAGAACCATCTACGGCATCACCTGATACAGTTGCATCAGTACTTACTGGAATAAAATCTGATGTTAAAAACTTAGTAACTTCTGAAGTTGTAATCTTATACATGTATTGTAGTCTGTATCCACCCAACTCAAAAGGAGTTGAAGTTTCAGAGGTAGGTTCACTACCACTATACACAGCACCACCATTATTGTCAAGTACTTTATAGACTCTATAGTCAGAAGTCATAAAGTAAAATGTACTACCATACAGGTTTGTTACATTACTTGTTGTTGGATTGGTTGAACTAATGTCATGTTCATACATGTCATATCGTGTGTTGTTAGTCCAGTTCCGTCTTGGAATAACGTATGAAACATCCGAAGATGAGATTAATTTGGCAGCAAGCATAGAATCCCATTTATAATGTTCCGTAGTTACATCATCATTTGGAACTGGTGGTGAGTTATCCGAACCACCAGAAGTAGATAGTGTAAATGGAGTACTCTTACCAATAAAAAGGTAATATCTTGTTGGCGCTGCCTCAGAGAACGACTCAAAGAATTGTTCTGCATTGTGTTGCCTGAAATGTTCAGTAATAATTGCTGCCATTGTTTTTTCCTATAAAGTTATTTATGCATATTGTTAAGAAGGTTTTGTGGGCCACTTTACATCATCTACACTACTCGCAGTTTTAGTAATATCACGAAGTTCTTGACGGTAAGTTTTCCACTTTTCTTTTTTTGCGTTTGTGATAGAAGCATCTGGTATCTGAGTCCAATCTGACGAAGTAAGTAAATTATTTCTTACTGAACGTAATTTTTGTAACTCTTCTTCCTCTGTAAATTTAATCTCGTTTGTCTTAAAATCTTTACCATCATAAGTCCAACCAACGATAACTGTATCATCACAGTCTACCCATGACATAGAAGAGTGTACTTCAAATTCTTCTTTTTGAACGTCTACGACTATACCATCTAAAATAAGTGCTTTCATTATGCATACTCCTCAACATAAACTACTCCTGCTTTTCCAGCACCAGAAGAACCACCGTGTCTTGAGTGTACCCCACCACCACCAGAACCGAAGGCTTCACCTCCCGAAGCAGCGACTGAAGTATGAGATGAACCACGACCACCCCCTCCATAAAAAGAAGCGCCTCCAAAACCAAAACTTCTTGCATAAGTGTCAGTTACATTAAAATTATCCCAACCATTACCACCAGTACCACCAGATATGTTTATGGCACCACCACTTCCAACGCCACCAGCACCACCAATACCAGCCCCAACATTACCATGAGAGCCTCCATTTCCGCCTGTGGCAGAACAGTAAGAACCAAATGAAGATGTACCACCACCAGAACCATTATTAGCACCTGCTGAAACACTAGCACCGCCTGCACCTACAGTGACCGCTACTGATGATACAGAAGATACATCTATAGTTTCAATCGCAGTACCACCAGCACCACCTCCAGAACCCATGTCATTAGCTAAAGTACCATGAGCACCACCAGCACCACCACCACCAGTTACAAATACTTTGACAGTATTAATACCAGTTGGTTTTGTATATGTTCCACTTGAGGTAAAGACTTGAACAGATTTAAGACCTAATCTTACAGTAGAAGCAATTTTTGCTTGAGTGATTGAACCATCAGCAATGTCAGCAGCAACAACTGCATCAGCAGGAATTTTTGCACCAGTTACGGCATTATTCGCTATCTTTGCAGTTGTTACAGAGTTACTTGCAAGAGCGTTTGCTCCTAATGTATCAATAGTCATTGTCTACTCCTTACTTAATTATTAAGCGACTGTCACGCCATTTTGCGAAAGTATTGCCCATCCGCCAGTTGTATTGTAAATCAATACTACACTATCACCTACGTCATTAAAGGTAATTGTTGAACCACCAGCTAAAGTTGCTGGAGTAAGGGTTGCGTCACCGCCATCCGTTACCATTGAGATAGTTTTAATCTGCCCATTAACACCATTTGCAAGTGTAAACGCTTGAGCACCAGATGTTACAATCGCACTATGTGCTGTATTAAGTGACAATGCAACGGCAGAACCACCACCAGTTGCAGTTTGAGTAGCAACAACAGTCTTTGCACCACTCAACAATACGTTTGGAGTTGCTCTTGCAGAACCACCATCTAGAGGTAACATGAAGAAACCACTATCGGTTGCAGAGTGAGGTTGTCCCATTATAGTTTGTCCGTGAGTATTATTCTCACAGTTCAATCTAATTGCACCTTGATTGTTTGCACCAGTAGTTGAACGAATAGTTATATGGCCTGCTCCCTTTGGAGTGAGTGCCATGTCAATATTAGTATTAATACCAGAAACACTAAAAACTGGTGCAGTAGATGTTGCAACCGAAGCGTTACCACCAGTAGCTGCGTTTGAAAGTGTAAAGTTATTTACAGCACTTGCAGTTTTACCGAAAACAAGTAATTCGTTTTCACTGTCATCAGAAATCTTAGCACCGTTTGCAAGTTCGATTTGAGTATCCAACAATACTTTACCAGTTGCATCTGGCAGAGTGATTGTTCTGTCTGCTGTTGGATCTACAACTGCAAGAGTAGTTTCGTGTGCATCAGCAGTTGCACCTTCAAATTCGATTGCGTTGATTTTTGGTGTAGTTAAAGTTTTGTTTGTTAACGTCTGTGTTCCTGTAAGTGTTACAAAGGAATCAGAAGTTAAAGAAGAACCATCACCCAATTTGGTATATAGTTCTGTAAAGTTGGCGTTTAGTTTGCCTGCGCCTGTACGAAGGTCGTCGCCAGTTCCGTCATTTGCGGCAGAACCACGCCCAATTGCTTGATATGACATTTTGTAGTTTCTCCTAAAAGTTTATATTATTTATACAGTTATTTATAAGGTTTCGTCAAGGGTATATGCATTAGAATCCATAGAAATATCAATTTGGTCGAATGTCAAAAGTCCGCCAATTTCATTATCAAACCTTATTGTACCATTATCAAATTTTGTGCTTGTTCTTGAGAACAATTGTTCATCTTCACCAGCAGCCCTATCGAACTTGGTGTTAGAACTATCAAAGTACATATCATTCTGATCGAATGAATCTGTGTATCTTGCAGCAGTATCACGAGTTCCACCACTCTCATCGAATGTCTGATCACCTCTATCGAAGGTAGCGAAGTTATTATCGAATGCATTAGTCAAACCAGTGCGAGTGATAATAATTTCACTTGGTGGTGGTATATTAATAATAGTCGAATATGCTGTAAGAGGTATACGATACCCACCAGAACCATCTGGTTCAGAAAGTTCATCAATTCTATACCGTCCTATCTGTGCAAGACTATATTGGTCACGAGAGAAGTCTTTACCCAATGTTGGTGTCCTGTAAATGCCAGGATAGTGTGGGATAGCTTCATGTTCAAATTCTTGAACAAAGTGTTGATGAGCACTTTCTCCGTGGTGTGCATCATCTTCTCCTGTCTCTTGTAACAGATGATTATCATCTTCTGTCATAAGAAGGAATGTATCTTCATAATGTGGGTCAGCAGTGAATCCAAACATTGCAACATTTTCCAATGTCGAACCACTATAATGTGAACCTCTGTTTAGATTCATCCTAACAGAAACGTCAGATGTTAATGTAACATCTCTTCCATTTGGTATATCAGATATATCTGAATATCCAGTTACAGGAGCAGATACTAATGATGTCCCATCAGTTACCGTACCCAATCTTCTACCAAATATGGTAGTGAATAGGTTAGTGAATGTAGATGCAAGTTCTGGTGAGAACGTATCGTCACCAGTAAAGTCGGCGATAGAACCAGCAGCAGGAACTTGAATTGTTGCAGATACTTGTGATGCAAACGATACTTCACCAAAGACGTTCCAACCAGCAGGGTGAACAGAACGGCGAATCGAATCTCTCCATTGATTGATAGATTCACCAACACGAACAACATATGAGTAATCTTGATAGTAGAAACTATCTTGAACCTTCATACTATCAACAGATGGTTTACCTCTTTCAGATTGGAAGTCGCCAACTGTAGTACCAACAGTTCCTATTTCAACAGTACCAATTGCAAAGTCGCCTTGGACGATAGTTGCAGTGGCACCAGTAATCGTTGTAAGAATATCTCCCTCATCTAAGGTAACATCTGTTCGAACAATCAATAAGTTTCTTGTTGCATCAAAGTTGATAACTTCACCAACGTGACTCGTAAGAGTGTCGCCGGCAGAGAATGTTCCAGTATAATTCTTAATGATGAAGTTTCTATTAAACTGTCCCTCTGGAACAATGGTATAATCTAAACCAAAGTTTGTTATTGAAACATCACCTATAGCACCAATCTTTGGTGCAGAAGTGGAGCAAGCATAAAGTTCTGCCCCAGAGCCTGTAGTTGATGATACTGTAACGAGAGGCGTCTTTAAGAAACCATTACCTGAGTTGACAACTTCAACTTTAGTAATCTCTCCTATCTCTGATGCAACTCCCAAGGCAGTAAAGGTTCTTGGTTCAAGTATAATTTGAGTTCCATCTTCTAAAACAAGATTGTCAACTTCACCTACTGTAGTCTCTAGACCTGAGAAGAAAATATCTGCATCTTCTCTAAGAAGTTGTTTACCATCTTCCATGATGATATCACCAGTAAGGTCTGTAGAAGTACCTTGCTGCTTTGCATACTCTAGAGCATCTGTCTCTGTTAATAGAAGAGAATCATCTTCTAGAACAATATAGTCTCCTGACTCACTAGACAAGTATGAGTTGCCCAATGTCGAATCTTCAAGTTCAAAATTGTCGATGGCAATTGTAAGTATCTTTTCATCATTCTCAGTGACAATAGAATCTGGTGATGTAGTTTGTTCTAGACTTATACCACCACCAACTACAGAAACTTTTGCCTGAACACTAGAACCTTCAGTTCCAGTTAGATTGAATACAAGATTATCACCTATGGTATATCCTGTACCGCCATTCTCAATTAGAATTTCATTTACTGAACCTGGCGATATAGATTCAATTCTGGCAGTTGCAGCATTATTACCGCCCGTTTTAATATTAACCGTGTCACCAATATTATAATAAGAACCTCTATTGGAAACAGATAGTCCTGTAACAATTCCCTTAACAGTACCAGCAATTTCTAAATCTCTAGCTACATCTGTAGAGGTAATAATTTCTCCCTCAACAAAATCTCCAACGATTGAGTTTTCATCCAAACTCAATTCAGCGATATCAGTTGCACCTTCTCTAAACTTAATAACAGTTATAAGAATAGCAGTTGCACCAGAAGTAGAACCAGTTATAAACTCACCAATAGCAGAAGTAAAATCTGAGTTTCCATTTTCAACAATACGAATTACTTTGTCTGTAGACCATTCACCATCTGATGAACGGATAAGATTATCTCTAGGATAAATTAATTCCGCTTCTTGATTGAAAAGAATTCTAAAGAATAGTTTATGGGCATCCTCTGTACCTTTAGCAGCATACAAGTCTTTAATGCTCTTGATAAGTTTTCTTTTCTCTGTACCTTCGGCAAGAGTATTCGGAATAGATTCCATAAGGGAATCTCTAAACTTATCAAGAAAACTATAAACTGTGTTGTCAACGTCTGCGTATTCCAGAAGTTGTTGAATATTTTGTACAGGGTTTGCACGATAAGATACAACAGTTGTTGTTGCACCAGAAGATGAACCAGTAATTGTTTCACCAGTTTCGAATCTTTGTTGGGATGTAATGAATAATCTATTATTATTATCAAAGTCATCTACAAGAACCCTTGCAGTTGCTTTTGATTTAGAACCTACAATAGTTTCCCCAGCAGTAAACTTACCAGCAGAAGATTCAAGAACAACTTTTAATTCTTGTTCATCTAAAATATAGTTTTTACTTATTGTTTCTTCAATAACATAATCATTAGAACCTGATACGACAAGCTCGCCAGATTCTAAAAACTCATAATAGTATTTAAGAAATAGAGAAAATAAAGGATGATCTGATTTTACATATTCAGGCAGTTGTTCTTGAATATGAGGAGATACTTTATTTTTTAGGGTTGGACTAGTCATCTAAAAACCTTACTAGTATGTGTTTTGCGTTGTAGTATATCCTGTACCAGCAGAAGAACCACCAGACACAATAATATCAACAGTTCCATCAATTGATACAGAACCAGTATCAATCTCAAGAATTTGATTTCTAACAGACACAATATCATTTGAAGCAGGAAGAATATCAATTGATATTGTATTACCAGTACTTGTAGAAGTGATGTTCAAATCAGTAAGAACAATCTTTCCAGTTTCATAATCAATAGTTCCTGCCGTTTCATCAACGTAGTTTCTAGTAGTACCACCAACCAGATAGTAAGTTCTGATATTATTATTTCCATCATCATCAAGATATAGTGTATTTGTATTTCCAGCAATAGTAAAACCTGTAGAACTAGTAATACCACCCATAGCAGAATTATGCCCAGTGTGTGGATTATATAATGGATTATTAAAGTTAATAATATATTGAGTTACAGTATTTAATGTTGGCGTTAAAACTTTATTAAGAGTTATTCTTGTTGTGTTTGAAAGAATTGATGTATCTGATGCATCAATAAGTCTAGATAATTTAGAATGTCTAAACACAACATCAAAGTTTTGTAAATCACTATCATTATAATTTGTTATTGTTTGTCTTATAAGAGTTTCGATATCTCCCACAGATTTAGT